TGTTTTTAATGTTGCCTGCCCGAATCGGACCGGAAAAAGTTGTGTTAGCCATGTGAGTCTCCTGTCTTGGCGAATGTCAGTCACATGTGTGACTGTCAGGGAATAACTCTTCATACAACACTTGGAGGCAAAAAGAAAGAGGCGATCCGAAAACCGCCTCTAACTATAGTATTAGTCTGGAACTTATGCCCCAGGTGAACCAAATACACAACGTGGGTCTGAGAAGCCGAAGCTGTAACGTTCCCGTGCCTTAAAGCGCATGTTTCCTGTGTCGAAGTCTGCTTCCATGTTAGTGGAAAGCGGAGTCCGCTCAAAGTGAACTAAGCCGCGAGGCGCGTCTGTTTTGATGAAAAACGCATCTGGATCAGTAAGGAAGTCGTTAACGGCGTAACCGTCAGGCAACATACCCATTGAGCGAATTGCGTTAGTATCATTGTCTGCAGTACCAACACGAAGGTTAGATACCATCAAACGTTCTGCAACGAATTGCAGTTGACGTGGAATCATCAACTTCAAGCCGCGAAGAGCGACCTTCAACCCACGCTCGTCAACATAACCAGCGATGTTGATAAGAGCGTCTTCCAAAGAAGTTTCGTTCAAATCAGCAGCAGTTGCTGGAGTATTAGAGAATGTTCCGCCGTTAGTTAGCGGGTGGTTTGTTGCACAAAGAGCAACGCCGTCACCGCCTGCACTAGCACCACCTGTAAAGGCGTTGTTAAGAACAGCAGCAGCTTTAACCTGCTTAGAGTGCGCCATTGAACGAGCGAGGGCCTTAGTGTAACGACTGCCGAGGCGGTCATACAGGTTATCCTCGATTGCTTCCTCAGTAATTGAGAACGCAAGTGCAACGGTTTCGTGATTATAACGAGCAGTGTACGCTTCGTTAGCATCATCGAAGTTGATTGCAGAACCTTCAGATTTTGTAGGTGCTGCGCCAAACCCGGCCAACATAACTTCTTCTTCGAATGCACGATCAGAAGATTCTGTTGTAAAGATTTCGCTGTGCTGGTTTTCGTACCGATTGTACTCCATACCAAATAAGGCGTTAAGGCCTGGTTCTAGCTCTTTCGCTAGTTGTGCGCGTGATATAGCCATGTGTTAGACCTCCTTTAAACGCCAGTGGACGAAGGAGTACCCGCTGCAATTCCGCCATTGGCAGAGTTGAACGAAGTATTCAAACGTACTATTAGTGGGATACCAGCGACTGTGAAGTCTGAGTTATCAGGGTCATCTTGGACGCCAATAACACGAAGCTGAAGAGTAGCGGTGTTTGCAGCAGTATTCAAATCTGCAGTTGCAGAAGAGATTCCTGTTACGTCACTACCTGCAGTTGCAGTTGCCAATGCGATATTTTTAAAGACCATTGCACGAACTTCCGCTTCAGTGTTTGCCGCACCCACTACATTAGATGTAGCGATTGTGAACGTCTGCATTGGATTATCGTAAACAAAAGCTTTAATTGGGTAGTTAGCATCTGCGCCAGCAGCAGTACCCTGCCAAGAAGCCGACCAGATTGTCTTACCGTCTGATGCGCGAACATATTCGCAGCCCCAGAAAACACCCAAGAATGCAACGTTACCACCTGCAGCAGCTTGCGCTTCTGAGATAGTTCCGCCTGCGATTGGTATAACAGGAGAGCCCTGATATAATTTTGTATTGTTGTTTGACGCAATACGATACTCGGTAGCACCCGTAGTATTCGCACCTTGTCCAACAATGCCAATGGGACGTAGCCCAAAGGATCCGTTAGAATTTGCCATAATAGCACCTCAATAAAAGTTACTCGGAGTCTCGTCTTGAACCTCCGAAGGATACACGACTTTGCCGACTATTAGATATCGGCATAGAAGGATGTTGGTCCTTCATTAAATCCTGATCGACTGCAACCATCTGTTCGCGGGTTCGGCTCCCGTAATACTCGGATCTCTCATTGGCGGTTTCGACAGGTATGCGACACAACATTAAACCACCTTGACCAATCACACCTTCAAATCGACCTTCGTCAATAGTAGGAGCTTCATAATCTGGATACTCATCCTTTCGGACGGGTTCCCACCCTTCATGCAGTTTGGTGTTGACGTTCATTTTATCGTCTTCACCCCGCATTGAGGTTCGAATCCAACGATGCACATAGCCCTCTGGGGCGTCTGGTGCAGCGAGGCGGCTGGGCGGAGCCCAAGGTTTTCTGCGAGTTTCTGAGGCTCGAGTTGCGTTCTTTCGCGGTGTTCTATTGTCAGTCATTTTATTAATCCTTCACAAATTTAGCGTATTCTTCAAGAGGTACGCCTAGCTTTTTTGCAATCGCGACTTGTGAATGCGTTAACTTGACCGACCTGCGCCCCTGTTTAGTACTGCGGGATGCGGAGTTGCCAGCGGATGCGACCTGACTACCTCCACCCGATTTCTTCGCAGGTTGGAACTTGTGTGGAAATTCCGACCTAATGCGTTTATCAACTTCAGTATAGTACTCAGATGAGTCAGAGTCAAACCCTTCGTCATTCGTAAGTTGTGAATGAATCGCAAACGCTGCTGCGGTCATCACCCTATCTTCACCAAACCACTTGTTTTTTTGCGCCCATTTTTCCGCTTTTGCATCCGGTTGAGGACGCTGTTGCTGTTGCTGTTGAGGCTGCTGCTGTTGAGGCTGCTGCTGTTGTTGAGCCATTTCAACTTGTGTTTTAGCTTGTTGTTCTTGCCGAGACTTAGCGGTGTTGTATCGAGCCTGCTCATTAGTAACTTGAGCTAAAGCCTGCTGCGCTTCCACCATCTTGTCGGTGTCACCATTTTCGTAGGCTTCTTTATAAATCCGTTTAATTTCTTCGGTCTGCGCTTGCAGCCTGCTTCCAAACTCAGAAAGATATCCTGTGTCTAAAGCTTGCATACGGCTTTTAAGTTTTTTGTTTTCGTCAATCAGTTCTTGAGAAAGACGAACAGCTTCTGCCTTGTCTCTCTCTTCCTGACGATATTTTTCAGTCAGCTTCTTAATGCGCGACTGAACACCCTTACTATAGCTGTCCAGTTCCTCGTCACCGTTAGATGCTTCGACCTTTGTTTCTTCTGTTGAATCTGCCTTGACAGGTTCCTCTGACGGAGATTCAGACTCAGGTTCTATATAAACCTGCTCTGTTTCTTGCTCTTCTACTTCAATTTTTTCTTCTGACATAGCTACCTCTCCTATATGTGTTTAACATCGTCAGGCTCTAGGATAGTCGCAATAACTTCATCGTCGTTAATAATACGAACTTCCCCTCCTTCGATTTTAAATCTTGAGCCGGAATACCGACCTATACAAACCCACTGGCCTTCCTTACACCATGGTTCAGCCTCTGGGCCAAACTTATCCGCATCCTTATAAGCTAGTGGACCTAGCTTCATAACATAAGCCACTACGGTAGCAACGGACTCCCGTTCTCGGACTTCGTCTGGTATATACAAACCGGATGAGGTTTTTGCTTTTCCTTGGTACGGCATAACCAAAACCCGCCAACCTGTAGGTTGGGGAAGTCGATCAAGCAGGGGTTGTTCTAAGAGGTTTGGGTCTAGCACCCGTTCTTCTGAGGTTACATACGCGCTATCCAAAGAAGAAGACTCAGCCTTTTTGGCTTCTTTGTCTTTGTTCATTTTCTGCGCGACTGAATCAGGAAGATATAAAGTCTTCGACATCGTCTACGTTTCTTTCCAGCAGGGTCTTGATTTCTTCTCTAGCAAGAGAGAGTCCCCGTATCTCTCCCACAGACATTTTATACTGCTCCCAATCCTTTACAGCACCGAGAGAAAGAGCCCGAGATATATCTTGTTCGCGCTCTTCAAGTTTCTTATACAGATGTTTCGCCAAGTCCACAACATCCATTATAGGATGTCCTTGTATTCTTCTTGTGAATCAGATGTGATTGGACCACCTTCTGCCCATATGTCACAGACTTTTTCTTTAGAACACATAAACTTTAAACTTTGGCAATACCCAACTTCTCCTGTGTCATCTCCGATACAACCCAACATTTCTTCAGTTTGATTGTACATAGAACACGTTCCACAACACTGATCAGTTAAATGAGCTTCAGTGTAGTTATGCTCATATTCTGCCATATCTAGATTTTCCATGTTGGCTTCTGGATCTTGAGTTGGCAATGGGCAAGCCGTACCTTCTTCAGTTTCTTCCATTTTGTCTACGGGCATTCCCTCAGACATTATGCTTATTACAATAGTGCTACTCATTTTAGGTCCTTCCTCAAGTAGTCTATTTTAACCAATCATAGACCTTATTTGTTTCTTTAATCCTGTGATCTAACCCCGTGTACCCGCCGTTTATCCTGCGGGTCAGACGTTTAATTGCATCATCATTAACACCTTCGTCACAAATTTTCCATAGGTTGTTAGATTCAAAGAACCAGATGGCGGTATCCATAGCGTAATCTTCTTCTAAAAGGGATGGATCCTGTATCACCTCGGGCTTACCTGTATCACTAGCAAACGCTTTGACGTTGTCATACCCGGTTAATTGAAGAAATCCGCGGCCTATGTATAGGCTGGCTTTTTCCTTAGAATCATTGCCCATTCTTCCAAAATATACGTTTTCTGCTAACGCTCTTGAGTTTTGAGCAAATGGTTTTGCGCTTTCTTCTGTTGGAAAACGACTAGGCCAAACTTTCATCATAGCCTCTACGCTGTAATTTAAGTTTTCTCGCACATATCTAAACGTGCCGCTTTCGTGTATAACCTGACCTAACAGATGTGCCCCGCGTTCTGGAGACAGTTCGTAGTGTGATACAATGCCTCTAGCTGTGTTGGGCCCAAACGAACCATCCGCAGTACATCCACATTTTTCTTGTAGTAGTTTTAGTGCATGACTCATTTATTTTTCTCCTGATCTGCTTTTCGCCGTTTTAAAAACGAACTCGTTACTGATAGTGGGGCATGTTTTTGCCCTAAGATAGCGTGGTAATCTTTATCTAAGTGGTGATTAACTTTTAAAGGTCGATCACTCATTGGTGTAATGTTCACCATATCATCCCCTGCGTTAAACAGCCACCTACCATTTTCAGACCTTTTAAAATACGCAAACATACTGGTAGCATGTTGATATTTATAGTTTGTTATCCCGCCAACAAAACTAACACATTGATGCCCAAATGGACTAGGAGTCATCACAAAGTCTATATCCTCCGTACATTCTACATGATAAGGAGAGTCTAGTTTAACTACTGTTATGCCATGTCTCTCAGAAAATCCATTAGTCTGAGGAGTATGCCCATCCGTCCACCACAAAAGGTCTGGGTCCATGCATTCCGAATGCATAATACCATCTTTCATGGTAAACTCAAAATCTTGCCAAGCCTTGAGAGCAAGACTTCTTTTTTGTAGTTCTATAAGCCCGTAACAAGTGGAAATTGAAATGTCTTTTCGGTTAAATATTTTTTTAGATTTTGCTGAATTATCTGGATTTTTCATATAAGAACTACGCTCACACCTATCTAAAAAACGAAAGTCTAGACCAGCGTGAAACGTATACACGTTTAGTTCTATGTGTCGGCGTAAAGTCAAAAAGGGAATTTTCAAAATATTACTTCTCTATCTTTTTAACTTTTTCTATTGACCTCAAACCGCCTAAACCGAGCATCCCCATCATCACAGTCATCAAACTGCCCATATCAAACTCTGGTAACTCTGGCATATCAACGCCAGCAGCAGTTGCTCCGAACACGATCAATGGCTGTAAGACAAAGTGATATGCAAAAGCAACGCCACATACCCAACCTATGAACGGTCTCCATCCACCTTTGAATAAAGAACCCGATGCAGCTTCGGCTTTGTTTATTTCTAACTGCCCCATTAGCGCCTGCTGGGCATGATTGTCGGACATTGTGGCGATCTCATGGGCCAGCTTGGCCTTTTGATCTTTGTCCTCAATAACTTTGTCTAGTAGCCCACTAACAGGCCCTATCAAATTACTTACTAAACTCATCATTAGTTATTCGCCTTTCCTTTTGTGTAGGCCTCCTTGCCGTAGAACGCGGCAACGATAGCAGCTACAGAAACAAAATACACACCAGCTATAGACGCCAGTGATTTCATGGCTTCATCAAGATTAGCCAAGTTACAAATAATTATTGCGAAAGGGTACAACAACATGCCGAATAATGCAAACCATGCCATTTGCCGTTGAGCGTCTCTTTGAGCATCCTCGTCAGCCATTCGCAAACGTTTGTCTTCTAATGCTAACTTATCCCACTCAGTTTGGTCTATTGTGCCGCTACCATCTAAATCGGCTTTTTCAAATTCTGTCATTTTATTTTCTCCAATAATCCACATTCGGAAAAACCGTTTGTTATATTTCTGCAAATTGCTTTTACCCAATCTGGAAGTATAACTGGGTTAATTTGCTTTTCAATTTTAGGGCGTATTATATGCATCTCCGGCGCAACATTATTTCTCTCATCGTCTTCAAAAACCGTTTGGTTAATTACTCTAGTGTTATGAATAAACCTATCTAGACCTATATGTTTATAAATATCGCTTAATGTCTTTTCAGTATTTAAAGTTATATCATCGTAAGAAACAAAAAGAAAATTAGGATCATTCGAGTTTTTAGCCTCATATATAGAATATATTTCTTTTAAAAAATCACTAGAATTGTTTAATAGGGATGCATATACAAATTCACGCCTATTCTTGGGATACAATTTTGCATAAGAAGCAACAATTTCTTCTATCGGTCTATACAGAACAATAGCTTTTACATCCTTTGATATATATTCACGCGCTAGGGAAATATTAGGTTCACTTACCCATATTCTCATTTTATCAATAACAACTTTATTTTTAAACTCTGGGTAATAAATATTAGGAATGTTTCGTAAAAGAGATTCTTTAAAAGAAATGTCTTTACCTACCCCGATTAATTGGTGTAACGCATTTTGTTCACAAGAAATTTTAGCATCCGACATAACTTGGCATAACGCCGAATTTCCTTCAGTTTGAATTTCAGGGTTTTGTATTAAAATATTTTGCAACAAAGTTGACCCAGTTCTGGGCAGTCCTGCTAATAAAACTAATTTCATTTTACTCTTTGATGGCACGTTCAGTCTCCTAATCTGCCAATGGGTTGTCTAATGCCCGTTGTAGCTTACCCATTAATTTATCTTCTAGCTCTTTCATATCGCCGCTTTGTGATACTCTAACACGTTCTCGTTGATTTTCAAATCGTACTTCTGCATTGTCTATCATCTTGCGAACTTTGTCCTCAGACTCTCGAACCATGTCTTCTATGCGGTCTGTCTGCTGCTCGATGCGTAATATATCATCTTTCAAACCGTTCTTAATGTCTCGACTGTACTCCACAGATTCTTCTACCTTATCGGCGATACCCGTGACTTTTGCATCCATGACATCCATCGCTTGTTGGTACGCACCTAGGTCTAACCCCGCAACCTCCTCGATCTTTTGGTACATAACAAACCCACCGTACAAACCACCTACCACTGTAGATAAGAACGCAAGTATAGCCATGATAGACCCAAACGACATCTTCATGCCCCCTGTCTTAAACTCACGATCTGCAAGCCCATCAATGTTATCTGCTATCTTGGTTGTATCCATTAGTTTTCAAACTCCATTTCGCCATCAGCGTTTTGTAAGTTCCTTAGTTGTTCTATTTCATCTCGTAGTTTTTGTATCTCCAACCTGCGTTGCGTCAACTCGATTTGATAAAGATCATCACAGTTTATACGGGATTTAGGTTTATCTAAAGGTATAACGACACGCGCATACACGCCTATGTTTTTGCCACGGCTGTTAGTATCTAAGCCCGAAATAACTCCGGTTACACCATACTCTAAGTTTATACCTCCACCGACAGCATTACTGCACCGTGTAGTACCTGTTGAAAACGAATCCGATTGATAGTTCATCGGAGGGCTCGGCAACGCAAGGGAAAGAGAATTACTGTCGGCTACAGCAGAACTCGATATAACACAAAGAACTAACGCTAATCTCATGTGGGGGGCCCATCTAATCTGGAACATATTCTAGACGATATTAAAGTTTGGGACGTGTCAGTCTTTTTTACTTTTGATGTAGTACACAGATATACCGCTTCGGGAGTATCTTGCTTCCTTATGTAAACATCAAAATCTTTATGCTCTTTGTAGTCAACCTTTATGATTCTATACGTTGTAGAAAAAGGTATGTTCATCCAGTTCAAATCAAACAAATCAATCTGATAGTATTTTATTTCTTCTCTGGAATTAAATAGAGTCATCTCTACCTTGACCACGTTTTTAACATGGCTTGGCTTTACTTCTGGGTAGGCGGGGATCATCTCATGTGCTGTTACACAGGACCCCCAAACCAAAAAGAATATGATTAACTTACTTAGCAATGCAGCTTGCCTGCACAACAGCAGTGTATGTTCCTCCTGGGAACGGTTTGGCTGACCCATAAGTAGCACTGGATGCAGTGCTAAACCATGTTGACCCTGCCAATGTTAAGTTAAAGTTTGTAGTGTTACCCACCACTGTCTTAGCTGCTTCGTAGGCTGACATGCCAGAAACAGATGTCTGTGTAACACTTGTACTACCCGTCCATGCAATCGTATCTGAAAGCGAAGGAGACGAGCTAAAAGCTGTCGGGTGTGTTATACTAGCTATGTAAGAATCTGCGATTGAAACGTCATACCGGATTATAGGCAGTACACCTCCATCTGCAGGAGTAGTGCTCAACTTACTGGCAATCGGGTTGCCGTATGAACCTGCTTTAGTTGTTTGTATAATGCATTTAGCTTCTACACTACCTGTGATCTCGACGTTAGCTATTGCAGGAAATGCAACTAACGAAAGTATTGCTATTGAATATTTCATATTAAACCTCATCTATTGTACTGCATATCGACCATCTGTTCGTGCAGTATTTGTTGTGCTAAGTTATTACGCAAGGCTTTCTTGTTGTCAGGTATCTCTGAGTCAGCAAGACCGGGGGCGTCAGCATACACGCCTCCATTGATAGATGCATTGTAGTACATGGTTAAATTAGTCTGTTGATTAATAGCCATGATAATATCATCTTGTCCTTGTGTCTTAAATAGGGTCAATGCGTTGGCAGACGCTGTTAGACCCATTTCAATTCTAGTTTCTTCTTCTTCTTCCTCTTCAGAAAGAATTAAATTACCGTCTTCATCGTACTGAAACTCCTCAGTTTCTAACGTTTCAACAACAGCATCATCTTCAAGTGCATTATACACCTCTATCACAGGAAGAACAGGCATGGGCTTTACATACCCCGGACAGTTAGAGTTTGACTGCGGATCAAAACACTCGTCTACTCGAAAGCTATATATAACCACAGCATCTTTGACTGTGCCTTGCCCTTCAATGTCAATCGAACCTGCGCCCCATTGGGCGGATGGTATGTTTGAAAGGGGAAAAGATTTAACAATGGTGTTGCCCGGAACTCCTGACCAATCATCTGTTTCTCGAAAGATATAGCCACCTGCGCCAGCCTTCTTATTGCTAACATGAACTTTCATATCATCCTCTGGGTTTTTCACAGTGGTGTATCTGTATATAAGACCGTTTATATCAATCCCTGGAACATCAGGCAGAACAGAATTCATCCCCCAGCTTAGTGCTGTGGACGCTGCGTTCCCTGTTGACCCATAACTATAGGGGTCACATTGCGAGTAAGAAGGCCAGAGTGCTAATAATAACGCCCAAGCCCAATTTAGTTTCAACATCTTCATTGAAAATCTTTCTCATTGGGTTTCTCTGTTCGTATTTAATTTGATCATCAACAGCTTGCATTTCCCATGCCAGCCTAGCTTTATCCCCCACCAACCCATCCTTGGGACAGGGCGTCCCCGCGTTGAGCATGGCTTCAAACACGCGAGAATCTTGGCACATTACAGATACCGCTGCCACTTTCATACCCATATCGTACATGGTTTTGGCGTTTTTTAATTTTTCGCAATTCATATCCCTGATAGTTCGTCCCGCTGATATACCGAGTATCTGCGTTTGGACCGCACCAGCTACACCAACGGTGCAAAGGTCGGAGTTACTGTTGCTAA